CACAAGTTCAAACGTCAATTCTGAACGTTTCTTATCTGACCTGTGACATCTTTCCACATATCGTTCTAACATCTTATCTGTCTTTTCTAGCTGATTTTCCAGTTTTTCAATCCGTTTAGTCTTTCTGTCTATTTCATCTGATAGGTACTTATCGGAATCATCCATAAGGAAGTTCTTCACTGACCGTTCTATCTTTCTCAATCGCTCAATCTCATTATCTGCTTCCACTAACTCGTATGCGGTATCCTTTAACTTTTCTTCTACCACATCATATTCTGATATTAGCGCATCTATCCGCTCATTGGCTTGGTTTAGCTCAAATAACCGGCTATCGCTAGGTATTGCACCATCTATATATAAGCCGATGCCTAAAGCATTTTCTTTCCGTAGATCGCCACCGTGGCCATACTTATGACCTTCTTTTGGTTTGCGATATCGGACTGAAAACCGATACATAGAATCTTGCTCTTTGGCAATCTTATTCAATTGACGAATTGCCTTGCGGTTATCCTCTGTATTCTCAATGACACATACCTGTCTAGTCTTATATCCATTTTGATGATATTTCGACTCTGTCAGGTTATGTTCCGGTAGTCTCAACACAGGTACAGGTTCTTCAGTAATACATTCCTTAATAATCTTTGGAATGTCACTTACGATCCTATCGCCTGACTCTAAACCGGCAGTCAATTCAAGTACATAATCTGACAACCAACCTAGCTTTTTTATTACTTTTTCTGTTATTGATCCTTTTCCTATTTTAGTCACTTTGGCCCTCTCTCTCTGAATATTAGAATGTACCCTCTAAAAAATAATATTAGAGTGTCCTTATCTACTATTCTGTTTGTTTGTTTGTTTACTTTTCAAATCATCATTCAATTTTTTTGATAATTCGACCGCTTGAAATTTCCAAAAAATTTCCTTGCTGCGGATTTTTAAAATGGCCATAACTAGCCATACAATAGTAATTAATGATATTAGGGTAAGTCCGTTTATCATAATCAACTAACCTCTTTATTTTTGCCCATTACAAGCGCATAGGCGCAAGTTATAGACAGTTATATAAAACAACATTGCAAGCGCATAAAACGCCCAAAAAAGTCATTTTATAACATTTCCTATATAAAGCGCTAATCTAGGAAAAGCGCTTTATTTCGCCGGAATTCCGCCGGCTCTTCAGTAGGTTATTGTAGCGTACTATTCAATGAATCCGGCGCTAGTAATGAACTAGGGAAAACCTACGTTTTCGCCGGATTTTTGGGTGTTTCTAGGCTCTAACTACAAACGAGTCTAGCAAAGCGCTTTTATTAGCTTTTGAGCCTTTAAAGCGCAAACCTACAATAGAATTGATCCCGTCGTTTTCCGGCGTTCTTAGGTCGGTTTTGTCCCCATCAACTACTTTTTTTCCATCGTAGAATTCCGGAAGCGCTTCGCCTTTAGGTGTATCAAATACCATTGCCACATTAAAGCCATTATTTAAAGCTCTTTGGTGTTCTAACTCATTACCAAAATAGGAAACGGTCAGGTGATAGTTACTAGGCGGTTTTCTGTTAGATAGTTTAGTATAATCATAAAAGGTAATATTCGGAAATATTTCGAATATATTTTTACCATTATATCTATCTATGTCGAATCTATAACCGTTCAGATTCTCTACATCATTCACTCGCATTAATTCCCATCTGATATCACTATAAGCATTAAGGCGAAAAGTCGGTATATATCCGGCTTCTTTACTTGCTATAATCGCCTTTTCGATATCGCTAATTAATAGAGCCATGAATCGTTGTCTATCATCAAAAAAGAGTTTTGTTTTTCTAATCCGTGCTTTTATAACATTAGGGTAAGAACCCATACCATTATAAGCCACACAGACAGAAGAGCAATGACTCTTATAACTCTTATCTTCGCCTTGTGATATTTTATTGGCCATTGGACAAACATTATGTCCGGAAATATCGCTAGGCGCTAATGATAAGAAATAACTATGCACGTTAAGCGCTAAGTTTTTCTTGGCCTTTAGATTGACCATAGGATTTGATAATAATTGCAGTTTCTTGTTCATTTTCTAACCTCTCTTTTTTTGTTTTTTTTGCTTACCTACTAAGCAATTTTTCAATATTACTCATATTATATATATATATGTTAGTTTTATTTGAACTTTTATAGATCCGGGATCGCCTACCTGGTAGCGCCTTTTATCAAAATTTTGCTTTGTCTTAACGCAACAAAAGAAGCAAAGCGGTAAAAATATATCTTTTTTTTGGCATTACTTCCGGAAGCTTCCGTAATACTTTTTTCTACCTCTGAAAACCGCTTGCACGCTTTGCAAGTGGTCAATTTTTACATACATATTTTGTTTGTTTTTTGGGTATACCAAGGGCCGAAGATCCAGGGGTGGGGGGTGTGTCTCTTAAAATTTTTTGGATTATTTTGTCAACATAGGGGCTTATTATATTGTTTTATGGATTGGCCTAATCTTACCGACACAGATCAGGAAAGGCTTGAGGAAGCTATTGATCTAGGCGAAGAGTTTAGGGAAAAGCTTCTAATCTTTAGAAGTGGGTTAATTGATCAAAAATATCGATGGCTGCAACTAGAAGCTCATAAGATATATGATTCTTTATCAGTCCGGGAGCTAGAGGTGTTTAAGATGCGTACAAGGCAACATACATTTCCGCAGATAGCTAGTGCTTTAGAGATAAGCGTTTCATCTGCAAAAACATACTGGAGAAGGAGTTTAGCTAAGTGTTCTAAGGGCTGGGAGTCGTCTATATAGGTATATATAGAAAGGAATACAAAAATGCCATACGGTGTATATGCAAAAAGAAAAAGAAAAAAAAGTAAAAAGACCGGTCGGAAGACCAAGAAAAGAACTAGACGTTAAGCAGATCGAAATGCTTTCCGGATTCGGCTGTACTATTATAGAAATGGCTGAATTTTTTACAGTTGACGAATCTTTGTTACGAAGAAAGTATATGGACAAGATTCGCCATGGAAGACAAAAATTAAAACTAAGAATAAGGCAACTTCAGTTGAAGTATGCCAGTCAAGGCTCAGTGCCACTTTTGATCTTCCTGGGAAAGAATTTATTAAATCAGAGCGACAAACAACAAATCGATATGACAGGAAACCTCGAAGCGGTGTTAAAAGAATGTGGATTTGAGGAAAGTAAAATTGGTAAAAAAGATAGTAAACCGAAAAAAGCTTTGGAAGATGATGGGTTACGAACCGACGAAGAATCAGTTAGACGTGCATTCGAGTCTGGCCCGGTATCGAATTAACATCCAGGGCCGCCGCAGTGGAAAATCATGGGGCGCAGCAAAAGAAATAGAACCGTGGTTGTTGACACCAAACACTCGCGGATGGATCGTAGCACCTACGTATGAACTTGCCGATAAGATCGGTAGAATCATAAAGGAGGATATTTTATTGAAATTAAAATTGCCTGTAGTGTCAAAAAAGGAAATCAGTGGGCAGTTGTATTACGTTAAACTTGCCGGATTGAATTCTGAGCTTTGGGTAAAATCAGCGGATTCCCCTGAATCCTTGATTGGTGAAGGTTTGGACTATTTATGACCCGAAGGGGTCATGGTATAAAATTTAGTAATAGATGAAGCGGCAGCGATAAAGAAAATCGTATGGGAACAGTATTTAAGACCGACATTATCGGATCGGCAAGGTTGGGTTCTAATGACCTCGACACCAAGGGGCTATAATTGGCTGTTTTCCCTCTATGAGCGTGGCCAGGACGATGATTTCCCTGAATGGGAGAGTTGGCAGCATCCAAGTCACGAATCACCGTATTTTAAAGATGATATAAAAGAACTAAAGAGGACATTAACATTAGAAACTTACCTACAGGAATATGAAAGTCAGTTTACCAGTTTTACTGGAAAGGTTTTCCCCTTCATCCACTCAACCCACGTCGTTCCGGGACTCAAGTACGACCCTAGTCTCGAAACATTCATCTCGATTGACTTCGGTTTTAGAATGCCCGCAGTGGGTTTCTACAATATCAAAAGGAATAAAGAAGGTAAAGATACCATATATCAGTTCGATGAAATCTGTCACGAAGAAAACATAAAAACTGAGGATCTCATTGATAAGATTCTACAGAAAAAGTATAAAGTTAATGCTTACTATGGCGATCCCGCCGGTGGTGGTGTGCAAAGTCAGTCGGGTATATCAGAAATTCAGCAATTTTCCAGGAGAGGTATATTTATACGTACCAGGAATGACACAGCTTCTCGTAACGTTGTAAATGGAGTTAGTCATTTACGATCCTGGTTTGAAGATGCTAATGGTGATGCTCATTTCTTTGTTTCTGATAAATGTAAGGGCAGTATACAGAGTTATGATAACTACAGATATCCTGAAAAAAAGGAAGATCAAAGAATTAAAGAAGAACCTTTAAAAGATGGGAGAAGTGACCATATGAACGATGCAACCCGCTATTTATGCGTCAACGTTTTCCCTATTAAACGAAACATAGCTGGAGTAATCGATTGGTAACAGTAAAAGATATTAGCTTAGAAGCTATAATAGATAGCTTGTCGGATGTATTAGCAGTAGTAGAAACAAATAGGCAAAAAGAGCGTGAATACCTCTTGGATTTTTATGAGGGTATAAATATTCACGAATATGTACGAAAGTACTTCGGTACTGAGTCTTTACAGCAAGTTCCTATATTTGCACAAAATTTAACAAAACGTGTCTGCTCATTGAGGAGCCAGGCATATCGAAAGCCGCCGAGATTGCATACTGATAAACGCTATCTTGATCTAATAGATGAGCCGGGGTTAGTATCTTCTCGCCGTCAATTAGAACGGTTAACATTTCTGCTAGGCACTATGGCATTCCGTAGTCGCTGGTCTAACCTTACTCAGCGGGTTGAATATGAAAATATAAGTTTCTTCGAACCACTGTTTTTACCTGGCGAAGACAGGTCAAAGCCTTGGGGCGTAATGTACGCTATTGAAAACCAAGGTATGTCTAAAATGGAAAGACCGAAGTTTGCAGTATGGACAGAAGACAGACCTGAGAAAAAAGGAATGCACTTTATCCTCGATCAAAACGGAAAGAAGGAAAGTGTTAATCCAGGTGATGTCAATCCATATGGTGTGCTGCCAGTAGTATTTACTCATAGATACAGACCAATGCGTGATTTCTACGTAGGTGGAGCTGAAGATGTGGTAAGTGCAGACCTAAGCGTGTCAGTAGCGCTTACGGAATTAGGATTATGTATCCGGTATGGCGCGATTGGAATAAAGTGGATTTCCAATTGTGATGAAGCGAGCCGGATCACCCTGGGCGTGGATAAGTTATTATATTTGCCAGAAAATTCTCAGCTGGGCGTATCAGCGCCAAGCGGAAATTTAAATGACATTGTCGAGTCCACTAAGTTTATGGTAATGGCCACATTGCAGAACAATCATATCAGGATAAAATACTCTGACGTAGCTGGAAATGCGCCAAGTGCGGAATCGTTACGGATACAAGAGATTGAGTCTAGTAATGAAAATGAAGCAGCGGTAGAAGATATGTG